ACCGCTGACAAGGTGCGGGCCAGTTGTTCGAGAGAGGGCCTCTCACGAGCTGCGTCAGGACTCAGTTCGTCGGCCACAGGACCACCGCCTTCTCCATACGTGCGAGATCATCCTCGTCGTAGTCCCCGTCCTCGGCATCCACGAAATCGCCCGCCCAGGTGCATGTGGCCTCGTAGTAGCCCTCGCAGTGGCTGTCCAGAGGAGAGAAGCCGTTGCCCTCTCCATCCTTGGAGAGCACAACGATCGAGTCCTCGGGCAAGGTCTCCAGAAGCCGCTTGAGCTGCCGTACGCTCATCACCATCAGTTCTCCACGTCCCGCAGAAGTCCCAGGCCACCCCTGTGGCCCGGCTTTTCGGCTCCCCAACCCTCACGCGGCAGCACCACACCGCATGCTGGCCTGTAGAGGATCTCCCGGACCACGTCCGGCACCGCGATGCAGAAGCGCACCCACTCAGACCACCGTGCCGGGTCCACAAGCACGCCGTTCTCGCCACCCACGGTGCAGTCGCGGCACTTCCAGGCACCGTTGACCCTGCCAGCCTTAGGACCCTCCAGAATCGGCCCACCACCCCCCAGCTCTACCTGTAGGAAGTGGTGGCCCCCCATCTGGTCCCGCAGAGCCAGACCTGTGGCCAGAATCTTCTTCTCGTCCTTGGTCAGGACTACCTTTGAGGTCTCCATTACCACAGCCCTTGTCCTTCCTGAGGATCCGGCTCGCGCTCGACCTCGTACTCGATCAAGTTCCCACCACCGTCCGAATACGGGTGCTCCACGCAGATGTACTCGCTGTACTTGTAAGGACCTTCGGACAGCGTGCCGCCCTCTGCCACGCCCCAGTAGCCGATAATCAGGCGACAGCGGGAGCAGAGGAGTGGGCAGCGTCCCCCGTCGAACTTGCGCTGCCTACCGTAATCCACTAGATGGTCGCAGAAGTCGTCTCCGTCCATCCCCAGATCGTCGTCGTCTTCCATCCACGCATAGTCGAACGGATCAGCCATTACGTGCCTCCCGGCGTCGATCGCGGATCATCTTGCCTCGGCAAGGCTCTCCGCAGAACAGGTTGTTGAGACTGAGCGGCCAGGGTACGTAGAACAGGCGCTCGCACTTCCGGCAGTTCTTGAATCGAGAGTCGTAGCACTCGGCTAGCACATCTACGATTTTCTCCGTACGACGCATCCCCATGAGCGGAAGGACGGCCCACATTACGTCGAGCGCCTTGCGGTGAGACCAATTGACGCTGTAGGCATCTTGATGACCGTCCTTGCGGGCCGGAACCGACACTATTGCCCCGGTAGTAGGAAATAGAGCCGCAGCCCGTTCGACCACGTCCAGGTCTGTCATCACCAGACGTGCGTAGGCATAGGGCTTGCCGTTCACGGTTTGGACACCGAAGGTGCCCTCACCCTCCAACAACCCTGCCAACCACGGCAGCGAGTCGCTCATCCTCGGCCCTCTTCCACAACTTCTCGATCGTGCCCATGTACCCACAGATATCGACTGCGGAATCGCGGTGCTCAGGAGTCTCCATGAGCCTCGCAATTTTTACAGCCACCATCATAATAGCATGATCCTGACAGGTGAGGGGGGCCATTCGACCACCCTCACGGTTGTCCAGGTACGCCTGCCAGAGAGCGATAATCCTGGTGAAGTTCTCCATCGGGTGACCGTAGGCTGCTGCCCTGGCACCGTTCACGAGGCCCTCGGCCTCAATCATCACGCTCTGACGGATGACATTTGGTCCTAGCACGTTCTCATTCATGCTTTCTCCCATATCAGAGGAACTGCACAGCGAACGGATCCCCGCCACCGAGTGCCGTACACCAGCCCTTGTCACAAGGCTCGATGCAGGAACACCTGATATCGGCTACGTGGGTGGAAACACACCACCCACAGACTGGGGGCTTGGCGGGCTTCGCCGTTGGATCGACCGCATTGGCCGGTTCCGGGGTGTGGTTCATGTGCTAGTCACACTCGACAGCGGCAACGGCCTTCTTGAACACGCGGAGGACGGTGCGCTTGTCCGACACGTACGAGTCGTTCCAAGAGGCGATGTTGACCTCACCAGACATGTAGTGGAAACGACGCGGAACGGTCTTGTCGTTCTTCTCGCACCACGCAGCGATCTGAGCACCTAGAGCCTTGTAGGACTTCTCCTTGAGAAGCTCCTGCTGGCTCTCCGGCAGCTCTGCTCCATGCTGCTGAACGCCCTTCACGATGGCTCCCATGGAGCAGGAGGCCCCCGTGGAGTAGTTGTGCAACTGGTTGCGGCACCAGCCCTGGTTCTCAAGAACCTCGATGGCGGTGACGAGCACGTTCTTGACGTCGCACTCGGTAATCTTCTTGGCAGTCATACGAGTCTCCGGTTGGTGTCAAACGACTGTGAAGTGAGGTGCCACTGCCCGCATGAGCAGCGGTAGGAGCGTGTGGGGAGCTTTCCAGGGCCTCTCCTGAAGCCCTTGCGCCAGATCAGACCTAGTGCCTGGTCAGCGGCGCCCTTGGAAGGCCACCCACGCTTACCTCCTGTAGGACAGTTTACGGGCTTGTTCATCTCTTGGCAACCCCTTCCGGTCCCCCGTTGACGATGTGTCGCAGGTACCAGATGGCCACACCACCCCAAATGATGCTGAATGAGGTAGAACCCCTACGTGTGTCGGTACGAAACAGCCGCCTGGTCGCGTGGGAGAAGGTGTGGTGGTGACGATCATGCGCCACTGCCTCTGCTTCCATCGCGGCCCAGACGGCTGCTACGAGCCCCCAGCGTAGGAGGGCATGGCCCGGACGTTCGCCGCAGCGAGCGCACGGGCGTGCCATTACTCCCAGACCTGCACAGTCTTCTCGATCCGGTTGACCCGAGTCACCGGGCCGGTCCAGGATTCGTCGGCGTACGAGTCGACGTGCGCCTCCTTGCGGTAGTACGTACCGTCGACCTCCAGGATCAGGAACGCCTTGTAGGTCTCACCCTGCCGGTCATACTCATTGGAGGGCATATCCTTGGGCTCGATCTTCTCGACCACGGTTACCCATACGTCATTACCTCGCAGGGGGACCTTGATCCTGTTAGTCGGGTTTAGCTGGCGGAACGCAGCGTAAACCAGACCCTCCCAGTTCCCGACAGACTCGATCGCCTCTGCCAGCTCGATCGGGGTGTAGGCGCTGTTGTCAGGCATATCCTGCCCGCAGTTTCCGCAGGTGAGCTTCATTCGTAGACCTCCACGGTCTTGGTCTTGAGGGAGACCTCCTGTAGAGGTCCCCAAGTCGTGCCGGAGTAGGACTCGAACTCGCCATCCACGCGGAAGTAGCGACCCTCCAGCAGGAACACGACGAAAGCCTCGTAGGACCAGTCACGGCTCTCGTGCATGGAGACGACCTCGATCTTGTGATCGACACCGTCGATCTGAACGATGTGGTCGCCGTAGGACAGCTCTCCCCAGCTCTCCCACCCCTCCCCATCCGCATAGCGGGTCGGAGAGGACTCGCCTGACCAGACGTGGCTGCTCTCGCCCTGCGTGAGAACAGCCTCCAGCTCAGCGGCAGTCCACTCGACGCCGCCCGTGTTGAAGTAGTACGTGGTCGGGTTACTCATAGAAAGTAACCTCCTTCACCACCGGCTTGACCTCACGGAACGAGTCATCGTCCCAGGTCGTGCCGTCGTAGCTGTAGTAGGAGCCGTCGAGACGGAAGAGACGGTCGCACACCTTGTAGATCATGTGCGCGGCCTCGCCGCCACCCTCGGTGCCGCCGTTGTTCTCGACAACCGAGACCGGCAGCTCCTTACCGTTCCACTTGAACGTCCAGGGCACGACCTTCTTGTCGCTGATGGTGTCCCTGTTCGCCTCATAGTGCTCGCGCCATGCCTCGTGTGCCGCATCGCGCTTTGCACGGTCCTGGTCCGTGACGTCACGGCCGAGGTAACGACTGGTCTGGGACCATGCCTCGTACAGACTCTTGTTCTCGAACGCGATCTCGGGGTCGTACTTCTCGTTGGGCACGTAGACGCCGTTCTCCAGCGCGTACCAGCCACGACTATCTTCGTCGTAGTTGGGGTCGTCCTCATCGAGATCCGAGCCGATGACAGCAGCCTTGAGGTCTGCCGCCTCGAAGCGGCGCGTCTCAGGCCCGCACGGGCAGGGGGTCTTGTCGTCGGTGCAGCTCACTGTGGATCCTCCATCAGAATCAGCTTGTCCGCGTTCGCACGATGCAGAGCACGGTAGTCCACGTTCGGGATCAGAAGCTCGTCCAGGTTGAGGGCAACGAACAATGCCCACTTACCGGTAAACAGGCTGGTCAGAACCCTGCGCAGACTCCAATGATACGCCCTCCGGGCGTCTCCCACAAGCTCGTTCGGCACCAGAATTCGCTCCAGTGCGGTCACGTAGATTTCTTCCCTGCATAGCTTGATCTTGTCCTCGTGACTCAGGGCCTCGAACTGCTCCCAGGAGCAGTCCACTTCGGATCCCGGCTTCAGGATCTTCTCGTACATCGGCACGCCGTCTTCCGCCAGGGCAATCGAACGATGCAGACTGTCGTGGTCGTACTTGCGGACCACAGCATCCTTGAAGAATTCCTGCTTGGAGGCTGCCCGGAGCTTCGCCTTACGCCCACCGTGGCGCTCCTTCCAGATCGGGTACAGGATCTCGTACAGCTCTGGAATGAACTGTGCCCCGTGACGAGACAGGAAGATGGCATCGTAGGCGTGCTTGTTCCAGTTCAGGGTAGATCCATTGACCTCCCAGAACATGTGAGAGATCTTGAGCGTGTATAGCTCGTTGGGGGTAGCGATCTCTTCCCAGGGCCACGCTGCCAGTCGTCCGTCGAAGAATATGTCGAATCCGGGAGTGCTAAGCACAGTCCCGCAGCCGTCTCCCGTGATGTAGTCCCAGTCCTTTGGCTCTCGGAAATCTGGGAAGTGATGCTTGATCGCACGAGAGCCGATCATGGTAGCCACAACTTCTCCAATTCGTGGTAGGCACGGATACGGGCGGGGTGTGGGTCTCGGGGGTGCCCCTGGCGAGTAAGGCAAGGCTGACTTGCCTTAGCTCCGCACGGGCATGTGATGTTCAGTGCTTCCAAGGGAATTCACCTACAAACGGCTCACCCGAGAATCGCTCCTCGGTCATGCGCGGAAGCTTTCCGTCTTGATGAAACTCCCACCAGCGTCGCTCACTGACGAAGTTGTTGTGCTGAGCGACTTTTAACTCAGACAGAACAACTAACAGATAGCCCGCTTGTACCGGATCCACTTCATCCAGTACAGCCAGCAGTCGCCAGTCCAGGTCGGTCATAGGCAAGCCTCCCCTGACGTCTGGGTTGGGGCGAGTATTCTTAGGCACTTAGACCCCAATCGGCACGTAGAGACCAGACGTATCCGGTGCGTAGTTGGGAGTGGAGTGCAGCGTGAGGGGGTTCTCGTTCTGGTCCTGGTACTCCGTGATGATCCAGCAGGTGCCGGGTCGGGTGACCAGAGAGTGGATCTCCTGGGCTTTCATCCCCAAAGTGCTCTGTGACGTTCCGCTGAGCCTGCTGGAGTCTGCTGAATACCGAGTCGCGCTGTCAGCGAGTCGCTCGAAGCGCCCCGGTTCAGCTTCGACTTTCACCGGCTCCAGGTCTTTCACGGTGGTGATATCAACTAGAATCGGAGAGAGCCAGCGGTACTCGTACATCTCGAACGGACCCATCGGATCCTCGTACCAGAGGGTGTGGGTCATCCGACCCTCCACCATGTGGAGTTCCAGAGGGTAGCGATGACTGTGAGGGGCCACCGTGTGACACTGCCCGAGGGTGTCGATGAACATGCGACGGACGTAGGTGGAGGACTGCTCCAACGGGATGCTGAACAGACCCTTTGCGTGGCAGTTGGCCAGCGCCTTGAACTCCTGGTCCGGCCTCATTTGCCGTCATCCAGTCGGTCTTCACGCTCGTCATGCAGCACGTCGACCATCAGTTCGAGGGCTGTGACACGAGCGCGGAGCTGATTGACCTCCTGAAGGATAGGGCTGAGGAGCTTGTGCAACTCCTCTTTGTCCATCACCACGCGAATGATGGCCTCGTTCTTCTTACCGGGGAGCTGCTTCATAGGGTCTCCATAGTGTTCGGTGTCTTGGGAATATCGTACAGGCGAACAGAACAGGTGTCAAGGGGTTTCTATCCGGTATGGTTAGGGTAGCGGATTCTGCTCGCCCTGTGAGGCTGCCACGCTACAGGCTCAGACAGCCGCTGTCCAGAAGACCTACCAGAACAACGAGCTGTTCGCCGCAGGCGACGAGCGAGACGCCTCGAACGAGGTTGCCTGGTCTGGTGAGATCGGCTTCGAGAGTCAGTTCACCGGAGATGGTCGCTACATCAATGACGGCGCTCTCCGCTGGGACCAGGAGCAGATGCCGATGCCTCTGCGCTGGGCTCCCACTGACGTCGGTGCTCATGGCGGTGCTGTGGTTGTCGGACTCATTACAGAGATGGCCGTCAAGGATGGCAAGGTTCTCGCCAAGGGATTCATCGACTCCGCAACCGAGTATGGCGCTCAGGTTGTAGAAGGTCTGCGTTCCGGCCTTATCAAGGGTGTCTCCATGGACCTTGATGAGATGAGCTTCGAGGTTCGGGTGAAGCAGGAACTCATTGATGAGGTAAATGCTGAACTGAATGCCCTGATGAGCGATGAGCCGGTCGAGGATGATGGCGGCGAGATCGACGTAGCGAATGGTGAGAAGCCGGATGCCAACGGATACACAAAGGTCTACGAGCAGAAGGCCATGGAAGAGGTCATGTATGTGACCGACGCCCTGGTGCGTGCTGCGACCCTGGTCGACATTCCGGCATTCAAGAACGCCTATGTGGCTCTGGATAACGCTACCGATGAGACGGTCGTTGCTTCGGCGGTCCATGCAGTTACGGCAGCAGCCCCCCTCGCTCCGGCTGCCTCGTGGTTCTCGGACCCGCAGCTCGATGGCCCGACGCCTCTCACCTTCACAAAGGACGGACGTGTCTTCGGTCACATCGCTCTTTGGGGAACGTGCCACACCGGCTTCTCTCAGACTTGTGTGACAGCTCCCCCGAGCCACACCAACTACGCGCTATTCCGCACAGGCGCTCTCATCACTGCTGAGGGAACTGAGGTCGCTGTCGGTCGTATCACGATGGACACCGGCCATGCCGCTCTTGGTCTGTCGGCAGCTCCGGCAGCAGCTCACTATGACAACACTGGAAACGCCGTAGCAGATGTATCTGCTGGCGAGGATGCACACGGAATCTGGGTCGCCGGAGCGCTCCGTTCGACCGTCACCGATGAGCAGCTTCGCGCTCTGCGCTCGTCTCCTATGTCCGGCGACTGGCGCACTTCCGGCGGAAACCTGGAGCTGGTATCTGTTCTGGCAGTCAACCTGCCAGGCTTCCCGGTACCTCGCGTTAGTGCAATGGTGGCTTCTGGTCGTACGGCCTCTCTCATTCGTCCCACTGAGGCCCCGCTCGTTGAGGACCAGGTAAAGGCTCCTAGTGCTGTAGAGTCTTTTGCTAAGACAGCACAGAAGATTCGTCGTGCCCAGTGGGCCAAGAAGGTGGGAGAGTAATCATGGGCTGCAACTGTGGTTCCAAGGGAAAGGCAAATGCCTCGGCGCCCTCTGCCGGA